AACCGATGTCCCCGCCCTCGATCTCTGGCATGTTGCGCAGACCCACCTGGGTGAACGCGATGTTGGCTGGCACGGCCATGCTCCACAGTTGGTAGGCTGCAGCCACGAGCTTGGGCATGTCCTGTTGTAGCGCCGGAACCTCGCTGAAATCAAACGTCGGGAACGCGCCATCTACAATCAGTGAGTTCTGAAACTCGACCTCGTAGAGTTGCTGTTCGGGCCGGAACGTATCTTCCCAGAATAGCTTCTTGGCCGTCTCAAAGTTGCTATAGGTGCTACGCATCAGCCCCAGTCGGGTGCCTATCAGAATCGGCGGCACGCCCAGCGGCCCCAGGATGCGGCTCTCGTTGCGTTCGTCCAGCACCTCGAAACCCATCTCATCGAAATTCATCCCCACGCGCTCGAATGACCCGCCCTGGTCAAGCACTGCCACGTCAGACCAGTTGTTGACCCCGCCATAGCGTTCCTGCCAGATGCGTCGGGCGCGCGCCATGTCCTCCTGTTGGAGGGGCATATCGTACTTCAATAGCCCAGCCGGAATCGCGGCGTTCTTGAAGAACATCCTCAGGAACTTGGTGACCATGTTGTCTGTGTCACCCGGCCCCGAACAGGCGGCCAGCGGCGACAGACCGAATCCCAGCCCGTCCAGTGGATCCAGCGGGTTGGGCAGCTTCACATGGATCATGTCCTCGGGCAGGATGGGCACGCCGGCATCGATCGCGCACCCCGATGGCACCCAGGCGTAGCCCTTGATCCCCACGCTTGAGTCAGGCACCATCATCACGTGGTCTGGTCGCAGGGTCTGCATCATCGAGGGTAGCTCGTTGCGGGAGCGGCGCAACATGTAGATGAACACGTTTCCGCAGATGTTGAGATAGGTGGTGTTCAGGCCGTGGAACTCATACCACGACTGGTAGGGATTGGGCCGGCGCAGGAGTTGCGACAATGGGTGCTGCCACGGCGCAGGCTCGGAGTTTGTCATGTCACCGAGTCGCGCGCGCATGGGGCTGGACTGCTGCGCTCTCACCTTGTACATGATGGCCGCATAGATCAGGGAGTTGAGGGTGAAGCCATCCCCGGCGTAGGCCTCGAAGTTGCCAATCTGCCAGGAAAACTTTTGCTGATCCCAGTTTGACGGCCAGAGTAAGCGCATAACGGCCTTGGTCTCTGCCATCGTTGCCGGTCGTTGCCCCAGGCCGCGAAACCAATCGAGGAGTTTGTTGGTCATCCGATAAACATCCCTCGGCGTTGTATGCCATAGAGCGCCAACGCCCTGGCTATAACCGTGTCATCATGCACGCCGTCTGGCGCGCTATAGGAGGTGCGCCCGGTAGTGGGCGAGACCCTCATCTCATAAGCCTCGAGTTCTGCCGTCCATATCGGGTCACTCTGCCACTGGATCTCGGCGCGCTCGAATGCCAGCGATAACGACTCGATCAGCGGTGGCTTGGATGTGCCCGTGGTCTCGAATGGCTGTACCCGTAGGCCATCACGTTGCAGTTCCTCGATGTTAGGTCCGCCGATAGAGTTTGCCTCGCCAATGATGCGGGTCACATGCCAACGGTCGTAGAGCGCCCGCAAGCGGTCACGTTGGAAGTGATAATCGATCTTGTTGAAGCGATCCCGCGCCACCTCGCGCGCACATGGCTTGCACAGGATACTTATGGCCGTGAAATCGTTCTGCTTAGCCCAGTCCAGCCCGGCCACAAGCTCATGGCCCGCGTGAGCGTCTGGCGTCGTAGGCGGCGCGCTTATGCAGGCGGCCAGGTTGCGAAAGACAGCGCCCTCGTTGTCCAGGAACTCGGCAAGGATTTCCTGTTTGTAGGCGTCCTCGGTCATGTCGGCGGTAATGTCGGCCAGCGCGGCCTTGCTCAGGTAGGGGTTGTCCAGGCTGCTGCCGTGCCATGCCCGCCAGCGCCCGGTATCGTCACCCACGGCACGCACATAGAGGCTATGGAAGTGGTTCTTGCGCTTGGGCGTGCCGATGAAAACCGCGTCGCCGTCATTGTCCAGTAGCATGGGTGCGCCGACCTCGTTCCACGCGTCGGGCTTCATCTGGGAAAACTCATCGAGGATGAGCAGATCAGCGTAATCGCCACGCAGGCTATCAGCATCCCACGCGGTCTTAGAACGGATGCGGCCCTTGCCAAACTCCATCGTACGGTCAGTCTCGTTCTTGTGAACAAGGCCGTCCTCAATCAGCGGAGCGGCAATACGTTTGCAGTAGCGCCAGAACGCGGAAGTCTGGTCAAACACCGGCGCAGCTTCCAGTACCTGGCGGCCCTGGCACATAGCATGGACAGCCAGAGAGGCGGCCAGAGTAGTTTTCCCCCAGCGTCGCCCCTGGACAATCACGCGGCGCTTAGCTGGACTCTTCCATATCGCCCTCTGCGCCGGGTGGAGTTTCGGGAGGAACAACTTCGTCACCGTCGTTGTCGTCAGGTAGCACCACCTCTACCACGTGGCGAATGTCGGACTGTTCGGTATTCATGGGGTTGCCGTCTTCACGGTTCATGATGGCTTGCCATTCATTCAGATCACCCGCTTCGGCCAGTTCGTAATGCTTGCGAGCGGTACGGATCTTGCGCGTCAGGCCGTCGCCGTCCTTCTCGCGTCCGACGCGCGCCAAAGCAGCGGCCCACGTGTTTCTTTTCGCGGGTCGCCCTCCAGGATTGCCCGATACACCTTTTACCCAATTCGGGTTAGCCACCGTTTGCTCTGTATGTTCTGATACCTAACCAGAGTTTCCCACCGTCCACCCTCCGCCCGGTAGCAAACCGGAGCGGCGCACGCCGAAGCGTCAAACGAAACAGCCGGTGGTTGCCCACCGGCTCTAGTCTAGCATGGCTTGCCCCTCAGTTGTGCGCAGAATGCGCGACTACTTTCCTACTCCTTCCACCAGCACCAGAACTGCGTACAGATCCTCTTGCACAGTGCGCCGCGCAATCCCCAACCGATACCCCACCTGCTCCTGTGTCATGTGATCTGCATATAGGAGGATGACCACGGCACGACAGCGCCACCCGAGCGCGTCCAGCCAGAGACGTAGCGGGTCGGGGTACTCTGGCACGCCTCCGCCCAACTGTGCCTTGAGCCAATCTCGTGCATCCGACAGCGCATCCGGGGGCGTGGCCAGGTAGGCGGGCGTGGTCTCTGACACTTTCACCTCCACCGTTTCTCGCTCTCATCATCCGCCCGTGACGCCACGGCCATCAACGACATGAGCAGCACGCCGAAGATGAACCCCGCCAGCGCCGCCACGATCACCCAGGTGATGTGTACTGTCATGGTATCTCCTTCCGCGCCGCTTCAAGCACGGCCTCTGGCGAAGCCCCCGTTGCCCCAAACTCTCCCCGCACGTTTCGTCCATACCACCAATCGCCGTAAACGGTATGGATCAGCCGCTGTTCTACCGGCATCTCCCGCACCATCCGCCCCAGCTTGGCATCTGGCTCCAACTCCGCCACCCGCTCCCGCTCAGCCCGCAACGCGGCGGCGAGGTCGCGGATAGCCATGTTTTTCGCCTCACCGACGGTCGTTTTGTCATCCATGTAACTGGGTAATTCTGCTAGCTCGGCATGTGCAATCTCGACGTAATACATCTCCAACGGGTCTTCACTCATCCTCACGTCACTCACGTCTCCTCCTTCGGTTCCCCCTCGATGGTCTGGCGCAAGTAATCCACTGGCTCAGTCCACTTCTCTGATAGATGCGCCTTTTTGTAATGCGCCCATGCATCCCTTACCCGCACCTGCCAGGCGAGCAGTCGCTTCTTCTCCAGCAGGTCCAACATGTCGCTCTCCTGTAGCGACACCAGTCGCGCCTGGGTGGCCTCGCACACCCCCTGCACCCGCGCCAGTTCGGTGGCGAGCTTAACGCTGTCGCGTCGCAGTTCCTCCACCTTGTTCAGCGCCGCGTCACGCTCCGCAAGCATCTTGTCCCATGCCTCTGTGCTCGCCGTGTCTACCAATTCATAGCGCATACGCCAGAAGTTGGCATTCGTCTTCTCCGATCCCTCGCGCACCACCGCCGCCTCGCACTGTCCCCCCAGCACGTGAACCTGCTTGCGATACGATTCCACCAGATTCAGCGCCGCCGCCTCGCGCTCAGAGAAGTCGTTGATCAGCGCCAAACGCTCGTCCAGCTCCTTGTGCATCACCACGGCACTCCGCCTCAGTACCACCAGGTCGGCTTGAAAGCGTTTGCGATCTGCCCTCTCTGTGCGCGCCCGCCGCTTCCACTTGTTCATGGCTTCCCCTTTCTCTCGGCCTCTGCCCGGCAGGTTTCGTGGGATTCCCTGCCGGGCTTGCGGCTGTGTGTTGTCCTCGACCCTCAGATCCCTGTCGGCTATGGCATCACCCCCCTCTCTATGATCTGGCACCCGATCCATTCCGCTACCTGTGGTACTACGGCGTTTCCGAGGCATCTAAGTCGGTCCACCCTGGCGGAAATCCCATTAGCCACTCGACCCACGTCGGGTTCAACTTCCCAGAAGTCTGCTCCACAAGATTCACCTTGTCTGGCAAGGCGAAGTCGCATTCCGGCCTGGGTGATGCTGTCCCGAATGGTAGCCCGCCCTTCCAATCGTTCGCCCTCGGCGCCGGCCATGTTCCCTTGCGCGCCATCCCCTGTAGCGTGGGCGTTTCGTCCTT